TGGCAATAGTTTCCAGATATCTGGATAATTCTAATAACTGTTTCTGATTACACTCCTGATAACAGTCAATGATTACCATGTTAGGACGCTTACCCTCATGTCGTATCCCAACAGGGGACTGGTAAGCCTTTAATGGCCATTCATGTTCGCCTTCCTTTAGTGTCAGCACACATTTCCTTTTCCTTGTATCAGACAATGTCTTCACGGATGCGGATAATTTGTCAATGAACGGGCGAAACGTCTCTTTTCTCAGTACCACATCACAGCATGCCATAGATACACGAGAGTAGGTCAGCCCTATAAAAGATGCGATTTCACGCAAAAGATAACCTTCCTTACGAGCCATATGACAAAACAGCATTCTTGCGTCAGCCACCTCCTGTTTCCTTAGACGGGAGAGTATCAGATCTTTTGATACTCCCGTCACACGGGAAACATCCTTGAGGATAACCTTCATCGGCTTCTTGTCTTTGTTCTCTTTTAAGTTCATAGATTGGATTGTCTTTAAATGGTTATTTAATTGTCTTTAAAAGCATCGGCTCCTGATGCGATGCCAGGTGATCTCTCGTTTGAAATTTTGCGGATGGAAAGGCTTATCACGTGTATGCCAGCCGTAGTGCATTCGTTTATTCTCCTCTTGCCTGAAGGAATCTATCTCATACTCGATGTCCCGCATCTTAATCTGTAGCAGATCATCTTCCATGTCAACCTTGCTCACCATCTCTTCCAGATCGTTATGGGAGTCCTGCCCACATACAATGAGCAGGACTACGACTACCTTTGAACTGTTCATTCTTGATTTTTCTTCTCGTCCGAGGATTCAGGATTAGCTGTATAAGGATATACGTCCATGATAGCTGTTTCCACTACCGAGGCTACCTCATACTCTGCCATTGTGCCTTTCATGCCGGCATCAAGGTTCTCCTTCGCCCGTCCCAGATCCGCAGCCTGTACCAGCACATAGGTGCTTGTCTTTTTCTTAGATCCGCTCTTATCATCTATCGTGATGAAGCACAACCTGCATTTAAACCAGCGGTCGTCGCATTCGGCATCACTGGGGAAAATTTCGCTGTAGTTGGCACGCTTGATATCCGAAACGGTAAACTCTCCGGAGATAAAGGGAGTCATCTCTTCGATTATCCTTGCTTCCGCTTCCGTGAAGCTGAGAGCATCTACCAGATAAGGTTCTGTTACTTTTTTCTGCATTCCGTTTTCAACGACTTTCTCGTAACGGATTTTACATTCAAACCATGTGTGCATTCCCATAATTATTTATCTTTTTCAGGTTCGTCAATATATTTATCCGCAAAACGGTCAAGCACCTTGATACATTTGTCCGGAAGCTGCTTTGCTGTATCATTGGTCCTGATATAGTCAATCGTACCACCGATACCATAGATATAAAGCAGTTCCTTGGTCGTCGGAATAAAAATATTCGCCATCGCCGCTATTACACCACAAACAACAATGCGCTTTAACCATTTGAAGAATATGTGTGCGTCGTCCCTATCCTCGATTACATCACCTTCTGATGCCAACAAAACAAACAGCATGACAACGACAATTATCAAAGCTACAATCCATATGACTGTCAACGCGGTGGACAGGTTACCAATTACGGTCATCCAATAAATTTCATTCATAATGTAAAAATTTAAATTATTAATACTTGAGGTTATTCTTTCTCTTCTCAGGCTCTTCATATTTCCAGCCGTTGAGCCGATAGCATTCTTTGCGCGCTTCTTCACTGGTGGGGAATTCAGCCACCTTGTCTGCCGTGCAGATATCCCCTATCTCCTCCCAGTGATAAACTACCCACCGGCTACCGATGGGAGCATATGAGTATTTAGGACGACTGATCCTCTTTCTTGGGTTCCACATAGAATGTTTCATCTTGTACTACAACCATACCGCATTTAGACAGGTTATCTGCTACCTCTTCCTTATCACGGTCAGCAAGCAGGCGGTCCTTCGCGACTTCTTCCGCTGTGCGGATATAATCCGGGAGAATAGCTTTTACCAAAGCAAGCACAGATTCCTTTGTAAAACCTTTCAGTTGCTTGATCTTGGGAGTTCCTGTGCGGAATCCGAAAATTCCATGAGCACTCTTGTAACTCTTTGTTTTAGAGAAGAGGCTTTCTTTATTTTCCGTAGCGAATACCTGAAGGATCTCCATTGAGTCATCCTTCTTCTTTTGAAGTTCTGCCAGCTCCTCCGCATGCTTGTCACGGATGGCAGTAATCTTCAGTTCCATCTCAGCAGTGATCTTCTGAATTCTTGAGTCAGCCTGCGAGAATTCGCTCAATGCCGCTTCTACCTGTTCACTTGTCACACCGGTAATAATCGTCTTTTTAACTCTTGTCTTTACCATAAAAATTGATTTTAATAATTAATACTATGTTGATTTCTCTTGTTTCTGTCGTTGTCGTTATTATTCCTGGAAGCGATCAGTACCCAGAACAGGCAACTGAAAGCCCAGCACCTTATTATCTGATCGTCCGTGATGATGATTTCGATAACACAGGAGACAATCATCAGGCTATAGATCCATTTCATTTTCCCTCCTTTTTCTTAATCGTTTGTAACTGCTTTAAAGTCTCTTTTAATTCCTCCAAATTTTGCCGGCTTACATCCTTTTTGATGCTTCCACGTCTTTTCAGAAAGGAGGAGATCTTTGCCTTGTTCATCTCAATCTCTTCAGGATCATCGCTACGATAATCTTTGTTGAGAATACCGATGTGCATAGATATACCGAATATCTGTCCCACGACTCTCGCCTGTTCCTCCTGGCGTTTCTCGTTCACCCCTTGCGGATCAAGTAAATTTTTGATCAACTGTGTAGCTTCATACTTATATAGCTGTCTGGATGAGTCAGTGCGACCGTTACTGGCATCATAGATCATTGCGCGATAATCATCCTCACTCATCCCTGTCTGCCGCTTAAGGCGATGAAGCAAGGTTTTCTGAGGATTAGTGGCATAAAGTATCAGGGTGGAAGGTTTGTTATTGTTCATAATCAATGTCATTTAGTGGTTCGTCACTGTCTTTCAGCCATTGTCTCTCGTAGCCCTCCTTCCAGATTACGTAGAATCCTTTTGGACCGGGAGCACCACGACTGATATATTTAGCGCGGAAGCCATTTACTTCAATACGGGAGAAACAGTCTCTCTTTATCCGGTAAGCCATCGTTCCCTGCACTTCTCTTCCCTCCACGTGAGAGATATAGATGAAAATCTTCTTATTATACTTCTTTCTGAGTTCTATCAGCTGCTTGGCCGTTACATCCATCTCTCCTTCAAGACTCTGCAAAGAGTCGATTATGATCACGTCCGGAGATCTTTGTTTACCCAGATATTCGTCAAATTCATCATAAGTGGGCATCTCGTCCCAAAAGATCATTCCACTTCTGGATGAGTTCATAAATCCGAGAAGGGAATCTTTAAAGTCAGCCTCCGTTCCCATCTCAAGGGAGGCAAAGAGTACCTTGTAACCAATACGGTCAAATTCTCTTGCCAGCTGGAACGTGAATGAAGTCTTTCCCTGTCCGGATTTCCCGTAGACGATCCATGCCCCTGACTTCTGACGCTTGCCGAACGCATCCATGAAGTCCTTAGAGAAGGGAATGTACTCGTACTTCTTGTTCAGGATATTGTCAAAAGAAAGGGAACGAATCATACCTGCAGCCCTCCATTGCTGAATTCTTCTCTGATGACAACATCGTCTATCATTCCAATGAGTTCGCGCAGGTCTGCGGCAAACAGTACTTCACGAGGGTCATCCTTACGTGGCTGTTTCTTTATCTTAGGGAGTCTTCCCCATATTGATTCCGCCATCTCCTTATCTATGCCATTAGCAAGGCAGATATTGATGACATCCTTCTTTGTCGCTCCAAACAAGTCTATATAGTTCCGTCCGAAACGACCGTCTATCTCGTCATATCCTTCAATACGTCCCACATAGCGTTTGATATTGCGTTCCAATGTTTCTGTGCCGGCTACCAAGCATCCCATGCGGCCAAGCGTGTCGTCATATAAAGGAATAAGCGTGCACATAGCCGAATGAGTAAGTTTTCCGGCATCATCAATCAACAGGATAGGCTTACGACCTGATATGCCGTTCATGTGTCTGACGCACAAGTCGAGCAAGTCATCATTGTCCATATTTCCCTTCACGGTTTCTCCCATAGCTTGTGCCAAACGGGTGAGGAACTTGCGGCTGCTCCATTTGCGACATTTGATATAGACTACACCTTTGTCGCTGTACAGGTTGTACAGGTCGATGAGTGACTGTGTTTTTCCACTTCCACTACGGCTGCTGATACATATCCATTTACTCTTTTTCTTCGCTGCAGTAAAGGCCGTCATAACTTGTTTGTATGAGGTTACGCTGTCAACTACGTTACGTGAGTTTTCGTAGAAATAAAGCCCTGATGCTATCTTGGCTGCCAGGTTGTCGTCATTCGCTCCATATTTTCCAGAACGGAACTGCGACATGGCGGTGTCGGATACGCCACAGCGACGTGCCAGTTCTGCAGGTGAGGAACCGCGGTTTATCAAATTCTCTATGTACAGTTTTAATGCTTTCTTGTCCATCTTTATATTGTTTTTATGTTATTAATTATCTTGAAAAACTCATATCTGAAGTGCTCCACTCGTAATCGTCGTCCGCGACAGGAGGCAGTATCTTGACCGGTCCGGAGGAGATCTCCTCGTATTCCACATCCTGAACATCTTCCCTTGCCTCATATTTTCTATCCTTGTGCCTTCCTTTACTGTCCAGAATCAATGCCCGGTCAAGCAGGTTGTTACTCTTAAGTAGAGGAATTCTCTCCCGCATAGAATAAATCACTTCGTCTACATGCTCCTGCTTCTCAATATACCTTTGCTCGAACTGTCGATTGAACTCATTCACTTTCTTACGGTGTTCGAAATGTTCCGGCTTCTGATCGACTAAGGCCATCGGAGTCTTGATATCACGATGCATCAGGAAGCGCAGGTCGCCGATTTCTTTCTTTACATAGTGACCCTTGGTTGCCTCCGCATTACAGATGAGTACCTGGGAGAGATCGTCGGGATCGTAATGAACCACCCAGTCTTCATTATAGTGATTACGCAGTTCCATGTTAAAGCTCTCAAAGTTGATCCGTTCACCCGCCAGTTCAATCAGAAGTCCCTTTCCTGTCAGACGGTTGGTACGTCCTGTGGTATCACCCATCAGCATCAGGTATTCCTCGTCGCTGAATGGCAGGCGACGTTCATCGGGAGTACCTTCCCAGGCGGCAAGGTAAGCGTCCAGCTTCTTCGCTCTTTCCTTTCTCATGATTCCATGTATCTGAGCCAGTACGCCGGCTTCATCAGGAATGAGATGACGGTTACGGTTAAGGATCTCCACATTGGGCTGAGACTCTCGTCTGCTGTTGATATTCACACCACTCCAGTTCTTCTCAAGCTGGTAATAGGTCTTATTCAGATAGTTGAAGTAAGGCTCAATGATCTTGGATTTCGCATTACCGATTGCAGCCGGAGTGTAATACTTGGTCAGTGCCTCATAAAACGGAACCATTACTCCCTTCTGATAATTATCGCTCTGCAACTGTATCGGTTTATAGCGGTTCCCAAACAGCTCCCAGGCATGCTTGATTGCATTGCGCAAGGCTTCACGGATGAGCGCCGGACTTTCATGATCACCGATAGCATAGCCGATAGGATACTTTTTACAAGCATCTAGCACCACTACTATTGTCTTACGGTTGTGGTAAGTAGTCGTCATATAGTTCTTCTTCTCTCCATTCACCGTCTTGGGCTTCACCTGTTTCTTCTGATAAACCAGTTCCACATCCCATCCGTCAAGGGTCCAGTATGTCATGGCGGTTTTCGGTGCCTCGCGCTTATGCTGCATCTCCAGTCGGTTTCTTAAGGCGGCAGCTCCGCGCTGGTGTCCCAGAGTGGTAGCTTCCATCATCTTGCGGTATCTGTCCACAGTAACGGGACTCTTGATCTCCGGTTTACCCAGAAGAACCGCCACCTTGTTATACTGTTTCATGATCTGCATATTGTCCAGATTCATGTGCTGGGAAAGCAGCTTGTGCATGATCGCTTCATCCTCCTCGTCCTTGATCAGGGCAGCGGAAACGTTACCCTTGTTTTTATGTACCAGAGCGATAAATCCCTCAATCTCATACTGATCCACCTTACGCTTGAGCGTTTTGCCTGTAGTAGGCAGCTTATGCGGATAGCGAATGCCACCCTTACTGTCACGCACCTCCGTCAGATCATTGACCATCCCACTGAGCCTGTCCCACACACTAAAACGTTCTCCACTTCTACCGAAAGATCCTTCCGCATTTCCGTTACGAAGACGGATGACAGCATCCAGTACACGTGCCTGGAGTGTGTAAAAGGCAGCCTTTTCGGGACTTAGACGTTTGCCAAAGGCATCCTTGTATTCAGATGTAAAGAAGGTGAAGGCAGCCTCGTTATAGCCCATAGTCCTTTCAAGTAAGCTCATTTTCGGTCGTTCTACATCCTCGTGGGGATCACCGTAGTATTTGATATACAGTCGTTGGATATAATCCTCAAGAGAATCGAACTCCACCAGAGCCTGTCGTCCCAGGCAGGCGTGCAGGACAACATTAATCTGTTTCCTGCGCACCTTTGTATTATATGTCCCAAGCGGAAGGAATCCCTTTTCAGAACCGACTTTTCGTTTGGGATCATATATGATCAGCTCGTTGGCATAGATGCATACTCTGTTATCGTAAATTACAGCCATATAAACTATTGTATTTAACTCTTGTGCAGTTCCCGGCATCGAACCGGGAATGAAGGCCACCCTACCGTCCCTTTTTACCACCTATCGAAAAGGTATATAGTTATGAAAAATGGTTAAGTACGTAATCCTGAAAACTGGGAAACGGGAAGGTTCCTTGACTGCTCCGTTTATTTATCCTCTGGGCATTTGGTGTGCAGCGTCTCGGATAGCTTTGAATAATTCTTCAAAGTCTTTTTCAAACGCTTTCTTCATTCTCTGAGAAAGATAGAGATCGTTAACTTTTCGGATAATTCCAGCTAAATGTGGGTCGTCTTCTATCAGATCATAGATCAGAGCACCCATCATATTATCGGAGATGCGCACAAATTGATGGGCACTAATTTTATCACCCATGTCTTCTCCAACAAGCATAAGAACTTCTAATCCATTTTCTGTACAAGTCTTTTTTACTTCTTTGATCATTTGATCAACAATCTGTTCTTTTTCCATTTTAAATCTAATTTTTAAGGGTTAATAAATCATTTATGGTTATTTTGCTCTAGTATTTCATTACAGCTGTTGTTCTGATAAACTCATCCAGGTTACTGTTGACTTTCATTTCTTCGAGTATCATCGGAACTACTGCTTTGGAATCACCGCGAGCATAAGAGATACTGGTAAGTTCTCTGTTGTCATTCTCGTAACCGGCAACTGCGATGACCTGAATGCCGTTCTGCTTGCAGAACTCCTGCAGCTGCTTGAACATCAGTCCTAATTGTTGTCTCTTTGTCATTTTAATCTATATTAAAGGGTTGATAAATCGTTTTAAATTCTGCCCTTATTCATCACGAACCAGGGCAGTTTTGCTATATTTGTAGCTGAAACCTAAAAAAATATAATCATGAATACCTACTATCAAGTAACTGTTCTCTGTAAGTGCAAGAATAAAATCGTTTTGAATAAGATTCTTAAGACATTGTCCCAATATGGGGATGCTTGGAGACCGAGCCTGTTTTACGAGGTTACAATCTCTGATAAAAATGATTCTTCTAAGTATAAGATAGGAGAAATCGCATTTTTGTTGAACATGAACAGTCATTTGATACATACTTTTGTATTAGCTCTTGAACTCGTTCGGGCAAACTTGCAGTCTTCCACCCCGAACTGTGTTCTCAACCTTTATGAAGTGGGGAATCTTGGAGAATGAAGGTGGGTTTGCTTGAACTCCTTCTATTACCGGAGTAATTGTGCGGACGAGTTCTGCAATGTCTGAAGCATAACTGTAAACGTCATTATCAGAAGGGGAATCTTTTTTAGAGGCTTCCTTAGAAAGTTTGTGTGCCAACTGTTCAATCTTCTTTGCCACATCCGCTACCTCTTTGTATTGAATGGCGAATTTTATAGTTCTTGTTTTCATACGCAATATCTTTTTTATTGTTCTATATTCATTGTTTTAAATTCCGTCCCTATCCTCACGGACTGGGACGGTTTCGCTGCCTCTGCAGCATGGGGTAAATAAACCATATAAATTAAAAGTTTTTATCATGAACTGGTTGTTCTTCCTTTTCTCCGATCATCCGTACTCCTCCGGTCATATGCCAGATCTTATCCGCCATCTCCTCGGCCTTTTCTCCGGTTATCGGACCGATCTTTATCACAATACCTTTACTCTTACTGCCGAAAACTGCAATCGGACAAACCATTTTATATTCACTCCAAATGGAGAATACAAGTTTGATGTACAGAGGGTCGATACGTGATATGTAGGTGATCATTGCATTTCCTCCCATCCGATGGATAACTGTTCGTAGACAGGGATTGGATCAGGGTAATAGTTGCGTTTCTTACAGTTGTCTTTTGCAGAACGATCCAATGCCGATGCAACTCTTTTGCTCATCGTGTTACCAGAATATACTTTACGAACATGAGAATAGGTAAGATTCAGACCATTCGCAACTTCCAGAAGCTCCTTCCGACTTAGCCAGTGGCGAACCTTTTCTTTCCATTCAATAAATTCCGGGCGGAATTTGGGAGAGGGTAATAGCTGACGCTGGGATGACTGGAGAGAATAGCCACCTGTGCGGCGGATCGAGGGAAGAACCTCGCTGGTGATCCATCTACGGAAAGCTCTTGCTTCGGGTTTACGACTAATGAAGACTAAGTGATACAAACCAGATTCATTAACAGCTTTAACTCGTTGATTTCCACCTGGGGTGTAACTAATAGTTACGTCATGTTTTTCGTCCATATCAAGTGACTGTATGGCTTTTCTTGAATTCTTTAAATTTAAGATGTCACAAATGTCTTGAGCGACAAACCACGTTTCACCTCTTTCTACTGTAACACGAATTCTTGCACCAATCTTTGGATTGGCAAAGATTTGAAGACTACTCGTTTGCTGATTGTTGTTCTTTGCTTCCATAATAGTTATAAGATTTTAGTTTCACAATAAGGATTCTCTGCTTCTTCAAACAGTTTTCCACCATTATTCAAAGCCCATGCACGGATAAGCATTGCTAGTGCACTGTCCGTTTGAAACTTCAGTGCTGCATACACAGTTACTGTAGACACTCCTTTTATGTCTGCAATCTCTTTAACCTTGTCTTTGCCTAACTTGATATACCTTTCTTTTTTAGCCATATCTTTTGATTTATAAACTGTTATTTTCTATCTTTGGGACCATCTTAACTCATTAAGATGCTGCAAATATATAGGATAATTATCACGATTACAAATTAAATCGTGAATATTTTCACAATTAAATTATTTATATGATACAGAGATTGTCTCAATTTATTAAGAATCAAGGTATTAGTGTAAGATCCTTTGAACAGAGTATTTCAGCTAGTGATGGCATGATTAGGCGTGCGATCAATAACAATAGTGATATACAATGTAAATGGCTATCTATTATTGCGGAAAATTATCCGCAGTTAAATTTAACCTGGTTGATTACAGGTAAAGGTGCTATGTTGAATTCGCAAAAAGAATCATCTAATACAATAGAGTATAAGTCTTCCATCGAATTGATCCCTTCTACCGATGAAAATACTGTTACTGTACCAATAGTAGAGATATCTGTTGCAGCTGGTACAGCAGGATATTGCAATCCTGGTTACTTAGAAATTGTAGACGGTATAAAACTACCAGCATCAATGCTGCATCGCAAAGCACAATATTACTGTATTCGAGTAAAAGGAGATAGTATGGCACCTACTATATTGGATAGTTCCTATGTCATAGTTCGTTTATTGGATCGAAGTGAATGGGGAAATATTAGGGATCAACACGTTTATGTAGTAAGTGATCGCGAAGGGCGTGCTTATCTTAAACGTATAAAGAATCGTTTCCATGAACATGGCTTTATCACTTGTATGAGTGATAATCCAGACAAAGCAAACTATGGTAATTTCAATCTTATGGAAGATGAGATAAATTCCATCCTATATGCCGAGTTCTATATCAGTGCTAAAATGCCGAATATTCATGAAACGTACTACAAACAAGTAGGAGAATTAAAGGATGATATGGACGTGCTTAAAGAACAGGTAAAACAGGTAATGAAAGCTATCAAAACTATAAATTGAAATAAAATCGAACAATAATTAAAAATCCCGGATTTCTCCGGGATCGCAAGAAACAAACAATCTACAACTTTAAAAAATAGACTAATGCCTATATCCTAATATATAATTAAAATAAAATAGAAAATGAGATCCAGTTAAAATGCTCCCGGCAATATCACCGGGAGCGCAGATGCATCCATGTTTATCTCAATCATAACTGTACATTCACCTTAAAACATAGGCAAATATACACAAAAAGTTTGTAATGTACTAATAATCAAATAATTAAATATAAAACTTATAGAAGTGTAACGTATTAAAGGGTATAACTCAAGCCGTTTTCTTATCATCTCGCTTATTTTTCATGTATTAAAGGTAAAAACTCAGCCTCAAAAAACAGGCAATTTGAATGCCCATTGAATGTCCATCTAGAACATTTTGTTTTTCAATTTGAATGTCCATTGAATGTCCATTTGAATGCCCATTGGATATTTTAACAGTTTTATTAACATTTGAGATAAGGATAAAAACGCTGTGAAAGCAAGGCTGCCGACAGGTGGTTATTGATATAAAATCCGTTTTTGATGATATTCTAGGGCATTTTAGGAGGTTTTTGCCTATTATATGCTTCTTATGGACAGAATAACGAGAAGAATGTCCCCTAAACGCACGGGAATGCACTTTTTGTTTTGTTTTGTCGATCTTGCCTTAATTGCCCCAAACATCCGATGGATAAGGCGTTTCAGCGCAGCCGCTCAGCATCTCATCATGGTACATTTTAATCTGAGCCCCCTAATTTTCGGTTGGTTGATGCTACAATCGAGCAGAACAATAATAAGGAAACTGACGATTCTAAACGTGTGTTCATGCTGTATACAGAAAATGATGAGCGGCCTGAATTGAAGACATTCGAATGGAATGCTGAATCAAAGGAACTTATCATTCGCTTTATCTTTGACATACCTGCAGACAAAAAGAAGAACTATGTTGATGATAACTATGCAAAAATTCGTGAATATATTATTGGTGTACCTGAATTGATGATGCCATTGATGTACCAAACATCAACAGACCCAAAGAAACCTGTAACTTTGATTCAGAAACATCTTAACGGATATGTAGCAAAGAACACATTCGATTATTTCATCCATAAGGATTTAGGTGGATTCCTCACACGTGAACTTGATTTCTTTATCAAGAACGAAGTGATGCATCTCGATGACCTTGACACAGATAACGAAGTACATGCAGAAAGTTATCTTGCAAAGGTGCGTGCGGTAAAACGTATCGGTAAAGAGATAATCACATTCTTGGCACAAATAGAAAATTTCCAGCGCAAACTTTGGCTGAAGAAGAAGTTTGTGGTGGAAACGAATTGGTGCATTACACTTGACCATATTGATAAATCTTTTTATCCAGAGATTATTGCTAATAAGACACAGATTCAAGAGTGGATTGATATGTATGCTATTGATGAAATCAAAGGAGATCTAAATACAACAGCATTCACAAATCCTCCGAGCATAGATTTTTTGAAGGAGAATCAGAACTTAATTGTTGATACAAAGAATTTCCCTACCACATTCCGTGACCGTTTAATTGCATCTATTGACAATATTGACGAAAATACCAATGGTTTGATGATTAACAGCGAGAATTATCATGCTCTTAATCTTTTATCTATTAGGTATAATGAATCTGTTGACTGCTGCTACTTTGACCCACCATATAATACATCTGAAGGAACATTCATTTATAAAAATGGGTATAAAGAATCGTCATGGGCTACTATGATGCTTGATAGATTAAATGTATCAAATAGGCTAATGAAGTCTTCAGCAATTCAGTGCACTGCTATTGACGATTTTGAACATTCTCTTTTGGAATACGTATCTGATACTATTTTCGGTCGAAACAATAGATTAGGCAATTTAGCCATAGAGATAAAACCATCTGGTAGAACTAATGATTATTTCCTAGCTACAAGTCACGAATACATAAATTTTTATGCAAAAACATACTCAGAGGCGGCTATTTGCTTTTTCCCTCTTTCAGAAGAGCAGAAATCATTGTATTCGGAAGATTCTGATTTAGGTGCACATAAATGGAGAGATTTTATGAGAACAGGGGGCTATTCAACCCCTGAAGAAAGGCCTAATTCATTTTATCCTATATTTTATAGCGAAGAAACTGGCGATATATGTCTTAATGAGAAGCCAAATTACATCAAAATTTTGCCTGTTGATTCCGAAGGAAAGTATAGAGTTTGGCGAAAGACACAACCTTCATTATTAACTCATCTTGCAAATAATGAAATTAGAATTGTAAAGAGAGCAAATAATGTATATAAGGTTCAAATAATTGACAGAATAAAAGAGGGGGTTAGACCTAAGAGTATGTGGGTAGGAAGCAAATACGATGCTTCTTCGCATGGGACTAAATATATCAAATCTCTATTTGGCGAGTCTGCTCTATTTTCTTTCCCAAAATCTGTACATGCAGTAAGAGATACCTTGTTTACAGTAGTCGGAGAATCTCCTGATAGTTTAGTTCTCGATATTTTTGGAGGTTCAGGTACAACAGGAGATGCCGTAATACAATTAAATCGTGAAGATAATGGAGATAGAAAATATATATTGGTAGAAATGGGCGAATACTTTAATTCTGTGACTCTACCTCGAATAAAAAAAATAATATATAGCACAGAATGGAAGAACGGCAAACCTTCAAATATAACAAGTGGTATACCACAAATAATAAAATACATGCGTCTTGAAAGTTACGAAGATGCACTTTCAAACATTACTCTTGAAGAGAAAGACTCATTCTTCGGATCCAACTTAGGAGATGAATACCTAATAGGCTATATGCTTGATATGGAAGCAAAAGGCAGTTTGCTAAATCTTGACGCTTTCATCTCCCCATTCGAGTACAACATGAAGATTACAGAGAAGAACGAATGTAAAGAAAGACGAGTTGATGTCGTTGAAACCTTCAATTACCTTATTGGTCTTTCTGTCCATAGTCAATCTTCAATCTCCTACTTCTCAACCAAAGAAGCTGTTAATCCTCCATATGAGGGTGCAGTTGATTTGCAAAAAGACCTTAATGGAGTTTATGGATTCCGTCAAATCGAAGGAACATTACCAGATGGTCGTAAGGCTTTGATTATATGGCGTAACATTAATCAAGATAATATTCTAGCGAGCAATGCTGCACTAGATGCCTATTTCTCGAAATATCGCATCAATCCTGCCGACCGTGAGTTTGATGTGATATATATCAATGGGGATAACAACCTTGAGAATCTGCGTCTTGACGATGAGCAATGGAAAGTAGTGCTTATCGAAACAGAATTCAATAAACGAATGTGGGAGGAATAACGAAATATGGCAAAAAAGAAAAGTTCACCATCAGTCAGCTTTGAGACCTATTTGGTTTTATTCCGTTACTTTCTTGGTGAGATAGGCACTACCGAACTGAAAAGTTTGGGTAACAAGCTCAACAACGTTGAATATGAAGGATTGGATGAAAATGGCAATACTCATTTTCATCATTACATAGCTCAGATAGCAAAGATGAAACATTGTAGTATCACAACCGATAAGTTGCGAGAATACGATGAGAGAATCTGTCGATATACAAAAGAAATTGGAGAGAAACGTGGTGGTATCAGTTTGAAGTATTTCCAATACATCTCGCTGCTATTTACTGAGATGTATCTCGACAACTACTTTGCAGACAGATCAGCCTTCTGCAAGTCGCTTAACGAATTCATTGATAGCGAAAACGCAAGAACACTTGGTGCTCTTACGATGGAACCATATACCATTAACTCAATGAACAAGTTAGCGTATATGTGTGCTACAGGTAGTGGTAAGACACTTTTAATGCATATCAACATAAAGCAATTTATATTCTATTTAAAGCGTGCAAAACGAATAAACGGCAGTATCGCTATCAATAAAATTATAGTGCTTTCTCCAAATGAAGGAATGAGTAAACAACATTTAAGTGAGCTTACTCTCTCTGGAATTAAAGCAAATATCTTCAATAAAGATGGTGGCGGTATGTTTAACGGACAAAATGAAGGTGTTGCCATCATTGATATGAACAAACTAAAGGAAGAAGGCAAAGTGAAAACCGTATCGGTAGACAGCTTTGAACGCAATAACCTTGTTCTTGTGGATGAAGCCCATCGTGGCATGTCTTCAACAGATGGTGTTTGGTA